CCGCGGCACATTGGAGCGTGGAGGTCGTCTGATCTTCCCAGACGGCGATGACGGTGCCCGTCCCGCTGCAGGCGATAGCGCCGGTTAGCCCATAACTCGCGTACTGCGGGATGTCCACGGTATCAGACTTCGTGACATCGAAGCCACGGTTCCAGCGGTCTTTATACAAGGACATCGGCCGGTTCCTCCACGGGCTGACGGGGCCACTCGACGAATTTCATGGGCTCGAAGCCGTTGGCGATGACCGTGCCCCACTCGCCGGTCGGCATTTTGTTCGGCCAGAGCGTCACGGTCGTCTCGTGCCCGAACGGGACCGTCGTATCGCCCCAGATGCGGAAGCCCGCCCGCTCGCACTGCTCGTAAAAGTAGATGTCTTCCCAGAACTGGTCGGGGACGTGCTGCCCCATCTGCCAGTACGGGTAGGTCAGCCGGTCGAACACCGGCCGCCGGGTGAGCACCCCGCCCCCGGTCCCGGTCTTGATGGGCAGGAGGCCGTTCGGCGGAATGTGCATCGTCGTGACCGGAAAGAACGCCATTTTGCCGTCAAGCTTTTCGGCATTGACGACCGACCAGTTCGGCCACCAATCGCCCTGGATCGTGGAGCGCATCATCGACAAGCCGATGAGGATGTCCACATTCCGGGCGAGCATCCGTTCAAGGGCATCGGGCCGGAAAATCAGGTCGTCATCCAGCCACCAGATCCAGTCGGCCTCGTGAGCGAGCGCCTCCTGGGCGATCTTATTTCTCGCCTGCGCGACCGAGTTGTCCCGGTTCCAGATCACCCGCGTCCCCGCCGGACGATGGAGCCGTTCCACGCACTCGTTAAAGAGCGTGGAACGGCCCACTTCCCGACACGGAATCCCGATGACGCCCCGGACCTTATCCAAGCGTCACATTCGCGAGCGCTTTCACCGTCCAGGTGCCCTTCGACGCGATGATCGTCATCGACGAGCCTTGCTTGGCGGTAAAGGTCGCGACGTCCGACGAGGCCGTGTCGTTGTAGAACCCGGCGGTGTAGGTGACGGTGTGCGCGCCCGTGGTGTTCGAGAGGATGGTGACTTCCATCCCGTCATTGAACGCATTCGGGGCGGCCAAGGTCATCGCCATCGCGGTCGTGTGATTGAGCGTGATCGTCGTGTCAGAGGTCGGCACGGTGATGGCGCCCGAGGTGCCCCCGTAGGCCACGATCTGGCGATCCCACTGGGCCGGGTTGGTCGCCGAGGTCGGCCCGGGCGACATGTAATCGGTGACGAGCCCGACCGTGACCGGCGCTTCGTTGTTGTGCGCGGCCTGGATCGAGCCCATCTGCCCGCCGCGCCGGACCGCGATGACGGTGCCCACGGCCGCGGCCGTCTGGACCATGATCTCGGAATCGATGCGGATGAGGCTGCCGACGGCAAAGCCGGCCGCCGACGTGACGTTGATGATCTGGTCGGCGGCCGCGACGGCACTCGAGAGGGTGGTGGTGGTGGTCGCCATTAGCTGGCTCCTCCTTCGACGAGGCAGGCCCAATCCGGCCGGAAGGCCAGCCAGCCATAGAACATATCAATCCGGCTGATCTTCTGATCGGTCTGCGCGTTGTACTGGCGGGCGTAACGCATGGCCCACCCGGTCTGATTGTCCGAGAGCGGCGCCACATCGGCCCCCGGCAGCTCGGAGTCCGGATCCACGATCCCGAGCACGAACGCCTCGGGGTCATAGACCAAGCCTTCCTTGGTCACGGTCGCCGCCATGGTGCCGGCGCCGGTCGTGATGGTGGACCCGAGCGGGATGATCGCGGCGTTGTCGGCGGGGAGCGCCGAGACGTTCGCGAGCGTGGGCCCGGCCCCGATGGTATTCATCGGCGGCGAGAAGTTGATCGTCATCGCGCCAGCCGAGTCGGTGACATTGGCCGTCACGGTGAACTGCATCAACTGCCCGGTGGAGGCAAAGTTCTGCGGGTTGATCTCGTAGACCAGGGCCATGGTGAACTTGTCACCGATGTTGAGCGACGACGCGCCCGAGGCCCAGCCATCGGTCACGATCGACGTCGTGCCCTGCGCGGTCACGCCGCCCGAGACGTTGACCAAGGGCGTCGAACTCGTGAACGTGCCCGTGGTGCGGGACACCGTGTTCTGGTCCCAGAACCACTTCTTGATGCCGAGGCCCTGACGGCCATCCGAGAACTGGCCTTCTTCGAAGTTCTCGGAGATGAGGCCGGCCGGATTGAAGAGCGTCGCGTTGTTCCCGACGAGGGTCGCGCTCATGTTCGGGCTGACGACGGCGACGAGGTTCGAATCCGGGACCGCCACGTTGCGGAGTTTTGTCACCGCATCGAGGTAGGTCTGGATGTTCGTCGGGGTCGTGCCCGGGGTACCGACCGCGTGGTAGACCTTCGGGGTCATGCGGGTCAGCCCGTCGAAATCGACGGTGTTGGCGAGCTGGACGGCGGACGGCCGGAGGTAGCGATCGCGCACTTCTTCGACCGAGAAGGTCGCATCGAACGTGCTCCACGAGATGCCGATGTTGGCCTGGTCGGTGATGACCATCGGGACGATCTGGTCGCTGATGGCCTGTTGCTGGAACGCCTGCCCCTTGGTGGTCTGGAACCGTTGGGGGAGGCGGAGATTGAACGAGGCGCCGACTTTCGCGCCGCCGGCCTTGAAATCATCCGAGTACGCCCGCTTCACGTTCTTGGCGAACTTGATGTTGTTGATGGCCAGGCGCGCGACTTCCTTCACGACCCAGGTGGGCGTGACAAAACTATTGGATGTCGCCATGCGGGGCTACCTATTCAGAAGCCCCGGGCCGCCTTTTGTTTGCGCTCAAGGGCATTCATCTGGCGGATGTACTCCGGACCGAACGCGAGATCGTTCGGATTGGGAGCCTCCGGGGCCGTGGGCGTTGCCCCGACCGGCTTGACCGGGGGTTTCGCACGGGACACGGGCGACGCGGGCGGCTGAGCCGGCGGAGGGGCAACCGATCGCGCAGTGAGGGCACCGAGCATGAGCAAGGCTTGATAGGGAGCGGCAGCCGCAATCGCGCGCGCCTCGTCCGCGTGACGGCTGAGATAGTACACAAGATGCGGGGCCTGATCCGAGGCGTGAATGGCCTCAAGGACATGGCCGGGGAGCATGACCTGGGCGCCGTCATCGTTCAACGCCTCATTCCAGTCGGCGTAGGTCTCGCGGCCTTCGTCGGTATGCTGGTTGATGCGCGCGATGGCATCGCCTTCGGCGGCCTGCTGCTGTTGCTGCTGTTGCCACGCCGCCATCTTCTGATCGGCTTTCCAGTCGATCAGGGCCTCGTTGTAGGCTTCCCAGGCATCGGGGTAGAGGTCAGGGCGGCTGACGAAGTTCTCAAGCTTCGGCTTGGAGCTCGTATCGGGCGGCGCCGGGGCCGGCTCCGGACTCACCGGGGGTGCCGGCGGAGCGGCCGACGACGCCGCCTCGACCTGTTGGCGCCAGGCGCGGAGTTCATCGCGTTCGCGTTCGGCGGCCCGTTGGGCGGCGACCGCTCTGTCGATGCGCTCCTGGACGCGATCGCGCTTTTTGAATTGGCCGGTGGTTTCGTCGCGGTCGGGGGCCGCGGTCTCAGTCGGCGCCGGCTTCCCAGCCCCGTCCGCGGCCTCGGGGAGAGCCGTCTCGACGGGTTCCGGTGGGTCCGGAGACGGCGCCGGCTGGGACGGCGGCAGCCCCTGTTTTTCGCGGGCGTTCTCGGTGCGCAGATAGGCCGAAAAGTCGGACTCGCCCTTGGTTGAGGGCGTCGTCGCTTCGGCGTCGGGCACGATCTCGAGGTCAGCCACGCTGGTTCGCCATTCTACACCTATTCAGAACCGGTGTCGGCCGGTTCATTCGCGGCTTGATTGTCTTGCTGCTGCATCGCCGACTGATTCGCCTGTTCGCCTTCGACCATGGCGTGGTCATGCGCCTGCTGGGCTTCATCGAGGGTAAAGGCGTGTTCACGGGCCTGTTGCTGGCGTTCGTGGGCCTGATCGGCCAACTGCATGCCATGTTCGTGGGCGTGTTGGAGGTGCGTCTCGAGCAGATCGAGTT